CTGCCCCAATGATGACGGCTTGACCATAAAATAGGTTTGTACCTTCACCTGCGGGATCGATGAGATATTGGTTCGTAGAACCTGCATACGGCATTCCATCTGATCGTCTGATCGGACGTAGTCCGTATGGAGCTGCTGTAGTAGCCATGTCTCATACTCCTAAAAGTTTAAAATTACGACAAGCTACCCTTTCGAGTCACTTGCCAAACGAGTTCCGTGTGCTTCGCTCTGGTTTTAGAACGGGCATACGTGGGTCTGAGTTGCGCAAGTAGCTATTATCCACAGCATCCATTTGGTTTTCTGCCTGTCGGAGCTGTGCCTCACGTCTAGCTTGCACATTTTCGGTAGTATTCTGACATAGCAGCAATCCACCGACCTCAATGTTGTCTGTAAATCGAGAATCGATATCAGACACAACTTGAAGGTTTGGGTGATCATCTTTCCGAACAGGTGTCCATCCCTCACGAAATTTGGAAGATACATTCGTATTGTCACTGTTCCCAAGTGTTGATGTGCGAATCCAACGGTATTCAATACCATCTTTGGGTTCGGGGGCAGGTAACATCGAAGGTCTCGTCCACGACACCTTACGTTTTGACTCTTCACGAGTCTCTGTGTTGCGTGAGTTTCGGTTCGTCATGATTTCACTTCCTTCATTAATTGCGCCGCATATTGTTCATTTGACAGACCAAGTCTCTTGGCGAGAGAAACCTGCGTTGAGGTCAGTTGCACTTTGCGTGGTCTTTTACCGCTTCTAGCGGCAGGGGCAACCACGTTGCCTGTCTGACGTTGGGGTGCTGATTCCTCAATAATAGGCCCATCGTCAAACTTATCTGGGAACACGCGGCGAACCGCGTCGTCTATTTCACTATAGTACTGATCACTTCTTGGATCAATACCACTTTTTACAAGTTTTTCGTGAAGTCCGTAAGCGTATCCTGTCATTTCAGGATCTTTTTCAAACCAATCATTGTTTTTTGCCCATTCTAAAGCACGTTCATCTGGACGTGGTGGTTGTGGGGTTTGCTGTTGGTATTGAGGTTGAGCTTGCGGTTGCGGCGTTTGTTGCTGACGAGGCTGTGGCTTAAAAGACTCATATTTTAATTTTTCTGCTTGTAAAGCAGATAATTGTTCTTGAGCATCGACCAAAGCATCTGGATCACCAGATTCATAAGCTGCTTTGTAAGCTGTTTTAGCTTTGTCAATTTCTGCTGCAACTCTACCTTTAGCTTGATTTACAAGAACGCCCTCGCCCTCGTCTAAAGTTTTACGGAGCTTTTCGTTTTCAAGTTTTATTTGTTGGGCGTATCGAAGTGCTTCTTCTTGAAGTTTACTAGCTTCTTGTCTTGCCTTTTCTTCATCACGATACTTTTTTGTAAGTTGATCAATGCGTTTCTGTACGCCAGCAGTATATTTATCAACCTCATCTTGAGATTCAGGATTTTCGGTGTTGTTAGGCTTATCTTCTGTTTTTGCAGATGTATCGTCAACAACTTCTATTTCAAAGCCATCGTCATCTTGGTTCGGTGTTTCTTTTGTAGCCTCAATAGCTTCAGCTACTGTTTCTTCTTTAGTTTCAAATTCCTGTTCTTCAGCTAGATTATTCATACCCTTGAATACCCCCTTGGATCTTCCACAACTGCTTCCACAGTGTCATCGTTAATAAGACGAAACTCTTTCCCATGTACTTTAAATCGAGTGCCTGAGTAAGATCGAAAGATTACGAAGTCTCCCTTTTTGCAGTACGATCCATGTGGAAATTTTTCTTTATCAGCATAGGCATCTGCGCCTAGCTCCATAACAAAACCAATAATAGAAGCAGTCTCTTCTGATGCTTTAATCCCATCAGGCATAAGAACCCCACCGTCTGTCTTGTCGCTGATTTCTGGTACGCCGATAAGGATCTTATATCCTTGTGGCTGTGGTAGTTTAGTAGCTACCTTTTCTTCTGTAGTCGCATTCCCTGTATACATTCTAATACCTTGCAGTGATTTAAAGGTTCACAGTCACCTTGCGTGGACATCCACGATATTCTCCCAAATCAGAGATTACATGAAAACATCTTATTGTTCAATATATCTCTTCTCAAGATCAGCTAAATCTTGTTTGATAAACTGAAGTGCTTCATTCCTCCCTACGATACGACTGTACATTGCCATGTCTTCAGCTTGCCCTGACGCGAGAAAGGTCTTTATATCTTCCTCGTACTCCTCAATCTTGCGTTTAATCAACGTAAAAACGTCATCCATCTCCCTTTGTTAACTCCTTTGCTACCTCTATCCCCAGTTTTGCGCCCTCTTTCTGATCGTTACGTTGTGATTTGTCTAAATCAGTAGCGAGCCTGACGCCAAGACGTGCACCCTCACGTTGGTTCTCAGCGGCAATACGATCAGCGTCTAATTTTAATTTGGCTGCATCCATCTGCATTTTATGTTGCAACTCTTGCTGTTTGATTTGTAGTTCTGCTTGCTGCATTTGTACAACCGGATCTTGTTGCTGCTGCTGCGCTTGTTGCTGCTGCGCTTCCATTTGACCTTTTTGTAAGAGCTTTTCTGCTGCATCTTTTGCCAACCTTGAGATCTCTACCTCCACATCTTCTGGTAGTGGTTGATCTTCGTTTGGCATTTCTACCCCAAGCATCTTTTCAATCTCACGTCGGTATTGGAAAGCAACGTGTTCTGTAACGTGCGCTGCCATAGCTTGTCCAATAGCTTGAGCAAACGGTGACTGACCAACCATCTCACGCATTTTAGGATCTTGCATAGCCGCCATGTGCACAGCAATATGTGCTTCATGATCTTGGTATTTAAATGCTTTGACTGGCTCTTGCTTGAGCATCATCATGTTTTCTGTAACAGGATCAGCAGGTTTGATATCGTCAGGTAGTTTTATGATATCATTTGCGTCTTGGATACCAAGAACTTCTAGCATTTGGCGATGTAACTTCCCCATGTCGTACAACTGAGGTGCCTGTTGAGAAAGTTGCAAAGCTGCCTGATACTGCATAATACGTTGAGACATAGTTGCAGCATTAGGATCTGAAACAGGTATAACGTCTACACGAGAATCAAAGTCTTTCTGCCTATCGAAGTCGCCATCCATTTCATAAGCGTATTCTGTTGGCATGTAGTCACGTATAATTTTAGATAGTAGCCTAAGTTCTTTCTTCATAGATGCATGCATACGAGCTTGCACACCAGACATAACTTTCATGCTACGTTCCATTAGAGCGAGCGTTGTACCCACAGGTGCTTGAGCATTTGTGTCTCCAACCTGTATGTCTGCAACAGAACCTATCCTACGTCCTTCTTCGACAATGTTGCCAAGTAGCGAGTATAGAACGCCTGATGGCTCTTTGTAAGGGATGAACGTAATTGAATCCCGTATCGCACCACCTGGAACATCCACGTCCCTGAACTCACCCGGCATAAGAGGGGTGTCGTCACCTTTAATACGAAGACCGCGAGCTTTAAGACCCGCAGGCAGATTAGATAATGTGCCCGCATCAATAAGTTGACGAAGAATCGAAGTCGCTGACTTAGCCAATCCACCAATGAGATGAATAAGACCTGTGCCGTAGAAACCCAAGCCAGGTAGGTATTTGTAATGTACGAAATGTAATCGTTTCTTTTTCTTTGCATCATCTTCGTACCAGTTTCTCCTAATCGATAGAATCTCACGAGAAGTCTTATCCACAGTAATAACATATGGTCGTGCTATTCCATCTGGATCGTCAAACTCTTCTGGCATGTTCATGGTAACATGCATCTCAAGGATCGTATGACGATCATCGTCCTCTACAACAGCGCTCTCTCCATCAAGTTCGTCATATTTTTCTTGAATGTCTGAAAAATCTGGCTCTGGATCTGGTAGATCTACCTCACGGTAGAACCCAGCAACCTGTAGCTCTAGTATCTCGTTAGATGTTTTCTTCATTATGTGCGTGTACCGTGGGCAAGACGCGAGGTCTGATGCCCCATAGGAAGCAACGAAGTCTTCCGCTGGAACGAACATAGCAACGGGTCTGTCCTCTAACGGGTCGTAGTAAACCTTTTTAAAAGCAGAACCTGCAAGCGGTAGCTTAAAGAGCATTTGTTCTGTCTCGTCACGGTATTCCGTCATCTCTTCAGTCAGAAGATAGTTCATCTCTGTCTGGATTCTGTCTGCTTGGTCTACTTTTTCTGGCGTAAGTTTGCCCATAATCTTGGTTCTTACTGGCCCAGACGCAGGAAATATCTCGCCCATTGCCTGTGCCTGAAACCTTACAACGGCTTCTGTAAGAACTGGATGGAACACACCAGATGCCCCTTGCCACGGTTGACTACGTTCTTCTATCTTCATCCCAAGAAGATCTAAGCCTTTAACGTAGGCTCTTGCCCAGTCTCTTCTAGACTCACGATCAGAATTAAATTCTTCCACAAGGTCAGATGCCATTGATTGCAGTTCAGCTTCATCAATAAAGTCAGCAAAATTAGCGTCGTGTTCAGGGCCAGCAAGTTCTTCCGTCAGGCTCCCTTCAAAATCAATAACCACTCCGCCGTCACCAGTATCTATCGATACAGCGTCAGGATTTACGATCTGTACTTCGATCTCTTCTGCGTCTGTTTCTTCGATGTCTAGATCTGATGGCTTCATTGGTTTTTCAATAGCCATTTAAGTCTCCTAAATGTGTGCACAAATTAATGATAGCAGATATTACTATCATACGTCTAGTGGCGAAGCAGATTTTGGTGGGGGTATCTGCTTCGCCGTGAAGCGTAAAAGGGAGAATACGCCTCAACCTATACTACACCAAGAAAAAAGGGGTCGCAAAGACCCCTTAGTTAGGAGGAGCAAAAAATGAAAAAACATCTTTATATTTGCAGCCTAACATAAAGACGTGTATTCTGTAAAGAAAAGGAAACGCAATGACAGAATCCAGTGAAGCAGATGTTGTTAAATTAAAGCGAAACACTCTACTTGCAGAATCCGATTGGAAACAAGCAAACGATAGTTCATTAACAGATGCCGAAAGAAATGAGTGGTCTGTATATAGTGATGCTTTGCGTAATCTTATGGTACATGAAAACTGGCCCAATCTAAAAGATGCTGACTGGCCTGCCGAACCTAAGTCTACAAGTCAGCCTAAACGTGCAAGAAATTCTAAAGGGCAACTTGTCGGAGATAATCCTGACACGCCTGATATAAACGAAGCGTGGGAAGATGGGAAAGCACCCTAATGGAAGTTTCAATACCCATGATATGGAATATAATCGTTGCTTTAGTTGTAGCACCTATGGGGTGGTGGATTAGTCAGATGAGCAGTGAGGTAAAACGACTCAACATCTTGCTAAACATGACTCGTGAGAGTTATATTAAACGAGAAGACCATCAATCAGAGCTGTCTAGGGTGGTAGACCATCTGGTTAGATTAGAAGGAAAAATAGACAAACTAGCAGAAAAGGTCTGAAGACGGGAGATATTCGGTTAGGGTGTAATTATCGATCCGATTAGTTGTGTCGCAATGGCAACTGGAGCCTTTAAAGGTTTAAAAGCAGCCATTGGTGCGGGAAAAGATTTACAACAAATGACAGGACAGCTTGCTAACTGGGGCAAAGCTTTCTCTGACTTTACTAATTTAGAAGAACGGGAGAAGAATCCTCCGTTCTGGAAGAAAACGTTTAAGGGGTCTGACGAAGAGACTGCTCTAGAAATATTTGCTCAAAAGAAAAAGATGGAGCAAATGCGGGCAGAGATAAAAGATCACATCAGTTGGACGTATGGTCCTAGTGCGTGGAAAGAAGTCCTGTCCATAGAGGCAAGGATGCGTAAACAGCGCAAGGATGAGCTGTATCGTAAGCAAGAACAGATAGATGCAATGATAAATTTTGCAATAGGTTTTGTAATATTCTTAGTAAGTGGAAGTATACTGTTTGTTTCCTTCTATCTGCTAGGTCAATGGCAAGGTAGGTGGTAGATGTGGGTATTGTTATGGGTTCAGTTAACAACAAGCGCGGCTAGTGGTAATGAATTTGAGCATTATCATATTGGCAGCTACACCAAACAAGAAGTGTGCGAGTTAGCAAAAGAAGAAGCTAAAGTTCTTGTAACAAACGAAAAATCAAAGGTTGTGTGCATTAAAATAGAGCTGTGACAGCGGTTGAAACGAAACATCATCGTTGGGTAGTGTATGATGACACAGGTAGAGTTGTTATTCTGTGTAGAGACAAAGGTATAGCGGAACGATACGCTAGTAGTATTCTCTCTTATGGTAGTAAGGAGCGTCGTCCTCCCATTCATCAGTCGGAAGACGAATGAACCCACCCTGACGAAAGCGTAATAATGCCATAACCGTGCTGTCAACGAGGTCATCGTTAGACATAAACGGGAATCCCGCTATCTCTTCGACCAATTCATCAGCCCAGCGAGTCGCTGGCACCCACGCCATACCCGATGCAATGATATCTGCCACAGAATTAAGCCTCGCAAGCTTGTCACCTGTGCCACGGTGGGGTGTATACTCCTGCACAGGTAGTCCCATACGCCTCATTTCTTGGTAAATAGCCGTTCCTGCGGACTTTTTCTCCACAATAAACGCATCTGGCTCCCATTTTGTGTACTCATCCATAGAAAGTTGCTTCAATTCGGGAAATTCTAGCCGTTTTTTGATAGAATCTAGTAAAATTAGGTGATGTGCGTTCTCATCTTCGTTA